TGCTGCTTTTGGTGTTGGTGTTGCTCGAGCAACAGTAATGATTGGTCCACCTTTATCGGTATCTCTTCCAGCCTCACTTGAAGTTACTGGTATTACAAATATATTTGGCGTCCTTAATGTAATTTCTGTCAGTACATTTACTGGACTGACAACTAAACTTGGAACAACTATTAAAAATGCGTTGAGTCTCAAGAATGGTATTGACATTAAAAATGCTCTCAACCTTGGTAATGCAGCAGGTGTAGATAACGGTACACGAACTGTTAATGGTATCTTGGTCGTTAATGGTATTTTGAAAGCGAACGGAACTATCTCTACTCCTGCAATTACTGCGGCATTTGGTGCTTTTTCTTCAGTTGCTGCGCCTTTCAAACAGTTTGATATTCCTCATCCAACCAAACCTGGATATAGACTTAGACATACATGCCTTGAAGGTCCTGAGATTGGTGTGTATTGTAGAGGTGTTCTTGAAGGGAAAGATGTAATTGAACTTCCCGATTATTGGAGAGGACTGGTAAGGCAAGAATCTATCACAGTCAATTTGACTCCTAAAGAAATATATCAAGAGTTATACTATGAGATTATCGACTGGGGAACAAAAATCAAAGTCAAAAACAATGCTTCTGCTCCAGTAAATTGTAGTTATACAGTATATGGAGAAAGAAAGGACATCGAAAGAATCCAAGTTGAATATGAAGGGGAGGAAATAAACAATGGCGTATGATGATCTTACGGGGTTAGACGCTCCTAAACTTCTCGAAGACATGAACAATAAGGAGAAGGTTCCCCTTACTCCAAAAAAGATTGCTCAAGATTTGAGATCGGACTTTGGTAGTATCGAACGTCAAGTGGATCAGTTGACTGAACAATTGACAATTACTGATGCCATCCTCGACCAGTATGATGATCTGATTATCAAAGTAGATAATAAGATATTCAGTCCACAAGATTTCACTGCAGAAATCAATGCTGCTATTGATGCAGTATCTAATGCATACAAGGCAAGGATTGCTGCTGGATGTAGGAATGATCTTGCGTGGGTATTAGTAGAACAGGACAAGTTGTGGAATAAAGCATTTGGTGGTCAAGTAGATGTTTCTGTGTATGAGTGTAAGAAAGACCCTGCGACTAGAGTCCAACAGAATTACTATGGCGTAAAATACTATAAACGACCTAAAGATAGGGATTATGGTGCAAATGTCGTAGATCAGATTAGGAATGGTACTATTGACGCACTCACAACTGTTTTGGTGTTGTTTGATGAAAATGCTGGAGACTTCGTTGGTCTTGCTAGTACTGATGGTGTTGTCTGGTCTGCCCCTCAGGGAAGAAATACTGGAGTTTCTTCCATAATTACTATTGGTGATTTCATCACTGATGATCTCGATGATCCAAAGATCTTTACCACTGGCAATCTTCCCACAGTAGTTGGTTTAGGTACTACAAGTTACCCAGCAGAAAGAGTATCCGTCTCTGGATTTACTACTTCGGGTGAGTCTAGATTTTATGGTGACAATCAAACAGGAATCTTGACAACATACTCTATCGGTGATTTTATCTATGCTGATGGTGTATTTCCTAATGGAACTACTATTACTGGATTCGGAACTGCTTTATCCACTCAAACCATTATCGACGAGGTTGGAGTAACCACTTCAATTGAAATTGATATTGATTATGCAACAACCTCTCAGCCATCTATTGCTACTACTTCGGGACATATCCTTCAGGTAGGTATTGTTTCTACATATCCAGCAGTATTTCTAAGCACATTCACTCAAGTTGGTGGTGCGAACACTGGATTTACTATTGTTAGACCGCCAGAAATCGGTGGAATTACTTTCGATGAAAGCAAGAATCCTATTGATCCCGTTGAGATTGGTATGCTTGCATCGGGAAAGGTAGGTTTTGGGAATAAGATTGCCTTGGTAAACAATGGAGATTCACCTTCAACTAAATCTTGGCATGAAGTTAGAGAAGAACCTCAACCAGGTGTAGGTGCTGGATACATTGAACATTGGGAAGGTAATCTTCTTTGGCCTACTTTAGAGACAACTTCCATTTCTGGATATGCTGGATCTACTGCCATCTACTCTACTAGTATTAATTATGCTACTGAAGGTCAAAGAGTGACCGTAAATAGTGGTTCTGGAAGTACGGCTTCGAGTAAGATTGGAACGACTGGTGTTTCTCCTTTGTCTCCATCCAATTGTGCGGAACTTGATGCCGCCATTGCGTCTGCGGAATCTAACAGAGATGCAATAATCAGTGCCAATACTCCAAAAATCAACTATTATTGTGGTGTAACTCAAAGTCTGAGAGACCTCAGGGATGAGAAACAAACTCAAGCATGGTCATTCCTACAGGGGATTGGAAGTCTTAACGCCAAAAAGGCAGAGGACACTGCAAGAGCTGAACAAATGGAAAACATTGATTGGTCCGAATTTGAGTAATGGATGATCTGCAAAAATTGAAACTCTCCAAGCATCATGTTGAATGCTTGGAGATTCTTTTATGTGACAATGAGTGGTCTCATTATTTGAATAGTAGCCTGATCTCAATTAAGTATGAACTAGATCGACAGATTAATCTTTTGGAGAATGCCAATGGGAATGTATGATACAATTCGTTCTTCTTACGATCTTGGAGAAGATTTTACTGATGTGACTTTACAAACTAAGGATTTAGATTGTATAATGTCAGAGTACTGGTTGGATCCAGCTGGTAACTTATATGAAATTGATTTCACTGGTACTCAAACATTTGAGTGGAATGAAGATTCTGATACTTCTTTTCCTATTGTGCATTGGAAACCTAATGGAACTAACGGAGTCGTAAGGGCAACATCAGTGACCGACTATATAAGAGTGATTCCCGAAAAACTGGGAGTAGATTATTACCTAACACTTCATTTTGAAGATGGTAAATTGCAAAAACATTTTATAGAACATTGATGGAACCACAGAATACTCAGGCATTTGGTACTGAACTTTTGATGCAGAATGCTAATCTGCTTGCAAAAGATTTGTACGAGGCCACAGAGAGAATCAAACAACTTGAGAGACTTGTTACAGATCTTCGACGTGATGTCGATTCTCAGAAGTTTTTCATGGATCGACTACTAGATGAACATGAATGAAACAGCAGTAATTTATTCTAACGGAAGTCAAGAATGTGAGCGCATGGGAATGCTGCTCCGATCTTTAGGAGGAGAGTTCCATGAATATCTCCTTGGAGTTGACTTTAGTGACAAACAATTCCGTATGGAATTTGGATCTGAAGCAACATATCCACAATGTGCTATCGGTCACAAACATATCGGCAGCATGAAAGAGACACTACAGTATATGAATGAACAGGGAATGTTTTTATGACTAAGAGAGAATTTATTGACAGTAATGGTAACTCCTGGGAGTGGGAAGAAACCTCCGAGGTTACCAAGGCAGTTGCCCGTCTTCATGAAGATATTCGCACTCGTGAAGCACGATACAAAAAGGAAGGGGTGGACACTTCAGAGAACTGACCCCTTGACGAATCCCGCCAGACACCGTATATTAGTATTGTTCAACACACAACCCCAATGAACGAAGAGTTTCTCACCCGTATCGTTGCCGACATCGAACGCAAGACGTTCTATCTTTATTCCAACGAGGGTGATTCTAAAGTGATGGAGTGTGAAACCTCCGAACAATTCCTTTCTGTACTTGATGTTTGCAAGAATCAGTGTCAAAATGGTGAGTTAGTATTTGCTCCTTGATAATATGGGAGCGTGGCGGAATCGGTAGACGCACCAGACTTAAAATCTGTTGGGCATTGTGCTCGTGGGGGTTCAAGTCCCCCCGCTCCCATATTAACTACATAGTATACAATAATTGCCACTATAGCTCAGCTGGATAGAGCAACGGTTTTGTAAACCGTAGGTCGTCGGTTCAAGTCCGACTCGTGGCTTTCCTCTTCGGAGGAATAGGTGGTGTTACCGCTATTTCGGACAGGGGTTCGATTCCCCTCGACTCCACTCATGGGGTCGCAATGGTCTCGACGGGGTTGTAGGAACATGACTGAAACCTGCTTGGATAAGCAACAAATAGATGCCAAAAACATCGCTCCAGCGAACAAGATTGTTCGCTTCTCCCGTCAGTCTGCACCTGTTGCTGCCTGACCCATATAGGGAGATCGGGGTCAAGTTAGCCTTGTTACCCAAATAACTCTTTGGGGGTGGAATGCCCCCTACAAAATAGGGAGAGTAAGATGAGAATCAATCTCTGGTATTGTAAGGGTATGGGACAATGGCGTTGGACACTGATAGATGATCGCCGTCCAGTATGTCATCAAGAAAGTGGACAACAACCCTTTCTGAGAGATGCTATGAACGACGTTGCAAATACTGTTGAGTATATGTTAGAATGTCGTCCAGATTAACGGGGAATTAGCTCAGTTGGTAGAGCGCCTGCTTTGCAAGCAGGATGTCAGCGGTTCGAGTCCGCTATTCTCCATTCGTTATTCGCAAATGGCGAATACTAATAATATGTTTGAACTTAATCCAGATTTAGATATTTGTGTCTTTAAGGGTCTTGGACCAAATAAAATATCTGCAATAACTATTGATAACTTCTATAAGGATCCCTGGGAAGTTCGTAGACTTGCTTTATCTAGTAATGAAGATATGAAATCAATAAATCCCCATTATCACTATGGGGATCGTGGTTTTTTGCCTACTAACGAGATAGCAAAAAACTTTAAACCACTTTTTGATCAGTTGCTCCAAGATGAACACATTTGGGGTACAAATAAACTAAAGATTGAACAGTATGAAGATAATCTGAGTAAATCTGGATTCATGTGGAATCTCAATAATGAAGATAACATCACGAAAAATCCTTTGGGAATTATTCCACATCAAGATACATATCCAAGTTTTCAAATGCCAAATCAGTATGGTGTGGTAATTTATCTAAACACTCCTGAAGAGTGTCGTGGTGGAACTTTGTTGTATAGTTATTGTGGGAGAATGATGATAGATGAGAGCATTATGAATAAATGGGAACATATTGATAATTTTGACATGATGAGATTTGCCATTGATTCATCTCTTGGATTAAACGTTGAGTTTAGGTTGAATATGTGGTGGAATAGATGTGTAATTTATCCTTCAAATATTCTACATTGCCCAGAAATGGAAAGAGGTTGGTTCCGAGATTACGATAGAATTGCACAAGTATTATTTTTATGATATAATATTAGTCCGTGTGAAGGAAGTGATACCTCCTCAGTTATGCTGAGGAGGTTTTTTACTGTCTAAATACATCAGACAGATCCTAGCTTGAGCACATAAAATGCCTCTATCAAGATTAGAAAATTTTCTCAAGAACGCTGAAGGTAATATTCTCTACGTCAATTCAAGTGACTTTGATGCTACCGATAGTATTGAGAACAGAGGAAATTCCCAGACTCGTCCGTTCAAGACTATCCAAAGAGCGCTGATTGAGGCTGCGAGATTCTCTTACCAGACGGGTAAAAATAATGACAAGATCGACAGAACTACAATTCTTGTCTATCCTGGTACTCACTACATTGATAACAGACCTGGATTTACAGTAACAAACCAGGGAGGCAGTGCTGAATATAAGGAAAGAAAGAACGCTGGTTGGCAGAATGCAACTATCAGTCAGTTCACTACTGAAACAAACTTTGATGTTCTAGATAAAAACAACGAACTTTATAAGTATAACTCTACTGAAGGCGGTGTAATCCTGCCTCGTGGTACTTCTATTATTGGTCTGGATCTGCGTAAGACCAAAATCAGACCACTATATGTTCCTGATCCAGAGGATCCAGATCAGAAGTATGGTGGTATTCTGCGTGTTACTGGTACTTGTTACTTCACAGCATTTACCATCTTCGACGCAGATATTGCTAAGACTGCTTACTATGACTTCGATAGTAACACCAAAACTCCAACATATTCTCACCATAAGCTAGCTGCATTTACTTATGCAGATGGTGTCAACAATGTCATCATTAATGGTACAGATAGTGGTCTAACTGACCTTGATATGTACTACTACAAGGTCTCTGCCGCGTATGGAGACGCATCTGGAAGACCTGTTGGTACATTCCCAACCTTTGATGACTTTGAACCAAACGTAGACGAATTTAGAATCGTTGGTGACCTTGCTGCTGACCCTGTTGGTATTTCCTCGATCAAGGCTGGTGATGGTAATACTGGTACTAACGTAATTACCGTTAATACTGCTAAGGCACACGGACTGTTCAAAGATACTCCTGTCCTTATTGCTGGTATTACTACAAGTATTAACTCTTATAATGGTTCTTTCCTGGTTGAGGAAGTCGTATCTGATACTCAGTTTAGATATCTTGCTCCTTCTATTCCTGGAAACGTTCTACCAACTGCACAGGAAATTCAGAACTCTTCTGTTATCATCGAACCCGATACTGTGGGTTCTGCATCTCCATACATCTTCAACTGTTCTCTACGTTCTGTCTACGGTCTGAATGGTCTAGATTGTGATGGTGATAAGGCAACTGGATTCAAATCCATGGTTGCTGCACAGTTTACTGGTATTTCGATTCAGAAAGATGACAATGCGTTCATCCTTTATAACCCAGAGACTGCAATCTTCAATGATGATGTAACTGTATCTGAGTCCGATCGTCCTCTACACAGTAACTCTAGAGCGATCTATAAACCATCGTATGAATCCTCTCACATGAGAGTAAGGAACAACGCTGTTGTTCAGTTGGTTTCTATCTTCGCTATTGCATATGCACGTCACTTCCATGCAGAAAGAGGTGGTGACGCATCTATTACTAACTCTAACTCCAACTTCGGTCAAACTGCACTTGAGGCATCTGGATTCAGACCCGAGTCGTTTAACCGTGATGATGTTGGTTATATTACTCACGTTATTCCACCTAGAGAAATTGTTCAAGAAGAAGGCACATCTTCTTGGTTGACTCTCGACACCGCTAAGACTATTGGTGTTGGTGTAACTGAGAGACTATACATCTATAACTACAATACTGAAGAGATCGTACCACCTGCACAGGTTGACTCCTATAAAGTTGGTGGTAGAAAGGGTGATGTTCTGAACCTAAGTATCGTTAATACTCTATCTGGTACTGCTGTTCAGGAGGACTTCTCTACTCCTATTATGATGCAAGTTCCAAGCGGTATTGGAACTTCTTATCAGAAGGAATATGAAGTTATTAGAAACTCTGGTGTTAATGCTATTGTTTCTAACGTATTCCTACTCAGATCTGACCACCAGTTAGTTAATGGTGAAAAAGTCAGAGTCTTCTCCAACACTGGTGAGACTCCAAACGGAATCAAGAACGATAAGATTTACTATGCAATCTCTGGTGGTACTCTTGCTTCTGACAGAATCCAGTTAGCATCCACCTATAATGATGCTCTGGCACGTAGACCTATTACTGGTGTTTCTAATGGTGGTGGTAAGTTAAGAATTGTCTCCTCCGTTTCTGATAAAAACCCAGGAGATCCTGGACATCCTATTCAGTGGGACGATACAGAGAAACAGTGGTATATTCTTGGATCTGTCTATGAAGTAGATAACACCATCTACGGCGCATTCAAGACTATCGGTGTTGGTGTTATTGGTGAAGAAACTGGTACAACCTATGTTACACGTAGAGTTGATAACAGATCCCTGTTGGATAGACTGTATAGAATTAGATATGTAATTCCTAAGGAACATATTGATGCTCGTGCTCCAAAACCAGGTTTTATCCTACAAGAAACTAAGACGGTTGGTGTTGGTAGTGCATCATTCCTTGCTGCTGACCTAAGTAATCCAACTCAACTTAGAAACGTCAAAATCATCAAGAACGCTGTTCATGATGGTGGTACTACTCTTACCTTTACTACTGAACAACAACACAAGTTGCAGAAAGGTGACTTGGTTAGAGTTGACAATGTTAGATCTGCCAATAATGAAGAGTCAATCTTCAACATTGGATTCAATGGCAATCATGTTATTGATCAAGTTCTAACTAATAGACAGTTTACTGTCGCTGGAATCTCCACTGATCCTGGAGTATTCAAGAACCAAGTAAACCAGAGAACTACTCAACAACAGATTGAAGATCTACCAACAGTACAGAGAGCAAAGTCTACTGATACATTTACTGTCTATAGAGTCCAAGAGGCAAAACCACACGTTCCTGGAATCTCTGGTCAAGATGGTATCTATAATATCACTATGGTTTGTGGATCTATTCCACTTGATAAAGATCTTGGATTTGGTGTATCGTTCAAAGCATTCTCTCAGGACGTTAGAAACCTCTACCCACAACAGGATAGAGACAACTACGAATCTGACCCACAACCAGCAGTAACATACGCAGATGCTAGTGTTATTGGTAATGTTATTACAAATGACAGAAAGAACTCAGTTACTCGTGAGGCACTGAGTTACTTCATGCATGGCCATCAGGTTGGTTACGCTGTAACTGGTGCCGTTATCTCTGGTACTGGTAACACCACCCTGACAATGTATACTGATATTGAACACCAGTTCAATCAGATTAGGTCGATTTCTATCATTGATCCTGGTTCTGGATATAACAATGGTTCTGGTATTGCCACGGTAATTTACTCTGCAGACCTACAGAACAACCAGTTGAGTGGTGCTAATGCTGCCGCAGAAGTTCAAGTTGCTGCATCTGGTACTGTTACCAGTGTCAAACTAATTGATGGTGGCACAAATTATGGTGTAGGTAACACCATGACCGTATCTGCTTTCCCTGCAGGTTCTCCCACTACTGATGCTGTTGTTCAAGTTACATCTATCTTTGACAATAGAGGTGATGGTCTAACACTATCTGGTTTTGAAGATAAGAAACTCAACGGTACATTCAAGATCGTTGATATTCCTACTGCAAAGTCCATCTCTGTTGAGATCGGCACA